TGCACTTTGGATACGTTGATCCAATTATCATAAATAAAGATGGAACAATAATTGGTGGTCATCAAAGAGCTACGGTAATGAAAGACCTAGGAACAATAGAAGCTGAATGTGTAGTCGTAGATTTATCCAAAGAAGATGAGAAAGCATTAAACATCGCACTAAATAAAATCAGTGGCGAATGGGATATGGAAAAGTTAGGAGTATTACTTGAAGAATTAAATACCGTTGGTGTTATGGAACTGACTGGATTTGATGTAGAAGAATATACAAAAATGTTTGTAAAAGATGAAGTCAAAGAAGATAACTTTGACATCGATAACAACATTCCAAAAGTGCCATATTCAAAACAAGGCGACATCTGGTTATTAGGTAACCACAAATTGATTTGTGGAGATTCCACAATTAAAGAAACCTACTTACGATTATTAGAGAATCAAACAGCAGATGCAATAATCACTGATCCACCATACAATGTAAATTATGAGAGCGATGATGGAAAAACAATAAAGAATGACCATTTTAAAGATAGCGATAGTTTTTATCGTTTTTTATTTAGTTTTTATTCAAGAGCATTCGAAGCGAGTAAGCAAGGTGCTCCGATTTATGTATTTCATAGTGATATTGAAGGTGTTAATTTTAGAAAAGCGATGAGAGATGCTGGATTTGATTTGAAACAATGTTTGGTATGGGTTAAAAATGGTATGGTGCTATGCCGCCAAGATTATCATTGGAGGCACGAACCAATCCTATACGGATGGAAACCAGGAGCATCACACAAATGGTATGGAGATAGAAGCAAGGACACAGTCATCGATGATTTCATGCAAATGAATCCTAAGAAAATGTCTAAATCAGAACTAGTTGATGTGTTCCAGAAAATGATAGATAGCCAGAACGAATTTAGTTCAGTAATTTATAATGATAAACCTACAAGAAGTGATGAACATCCAACAATGAAGCCAATAACATTAATTGGTAAACTGATGGTTAATTCCAGTAAAAAGGATGACATTATCCTTGAACCATTCTGCGGTTCAGGTTCAACACTTATTTGTGCAGAACAATTAGGAAGAAAGTGTTACGGAATAGAACTTGATGAAAAGTATGTAGATGTAATCGTAAAAAGATACCTACAATTCGTTGGAAGTTCAGCTGAAATAAAATTAATAAGAGATGGAAAAGAATATACATACGAAGAATTTATAGGAGGAATAGGAAATGAGTAGAAAAAGAAAAGTGTCATATTTTACAAGTGAAGCTGTATCAGCAGGTCATCCAGATAAGATTTGTGATCAAATAAGTGATGCAATCTTGGATTATTGTGTAGCTTACGATAAGAATTCCAGAGTTGCTATCGAATGTTTAGTAACTGAAAGAATCCTTGTAATAGCCGGAGAACTTACAACCAATGCCATATTAAACAACGAATTAATAGTAGAAATCGCAAAAAGAAAGATTAAAGAAATAGGATACATAGATAAGAATCTAGGGTTCTCGTTTGATGATGTAGATGTAGCGATATTTATACATAGTCAATCAAAAGACATCGCTCTAGGTGTAGATAAAGGTGGAGCTGGTGATCAAGGTATAATGTTCGGTGGAGCAGTTATGGAAACAAATAACTACCTACCAATACCAATAGCACTAGCTACAAAGATAATGGATTATTACAATTCGTATATAAGAACTATCGGAACTGAAATACTAAAACCAGATGCAAAGTGTCAGGTAATGATAAAGTATGTAAACAATGTGCCAGATAGTATAAAGAAAATTGTTGTGTCTGCGAATCATGCTGACATAGATGATGAAATAGTAAAAGAGCTTATAATAAGTGCAATTTTAAATCCGGCAATTAAAGATTTTATAGAGAATGATATTGATGATACATTCGTAGGATTTAAGAAAGAAAGCTTCCAAGTACTTATTAATCCTACTGGAAGATTTGTAAATGGTGGACCAGCAGCTGATACAGGAGTAACAGGAAGAAAAATCATCTGTGATACTTATGGTGGATACTTCAGACATGGCGGTGGTGCATTCAGCGGTAAAGATGCATCAAAAGTAGATAGAACTGCTGCTTATATGGCTAGATACATAGCCAAGAATTTAGTAGCATCAGAACTAACAAATAAATGTGAAATTCAATTATCATACATTATTGGAGAAAACCAACCTTGTTCCATAAAAGTAGAAACCGGAGATCTAGTTGAAAACGAAAAACTGGAAACCATAGTAAAGCAATTATTTGATTTAACACCAGAAGGAATGAAACATGAACTTGGATTATTAGATGGTGTAGTTAAATATAGCGAAGTAGCTCAAGGTTGTCATTTTAGAAATCAAGATTATCCTTGGGAAAAACTTGATAAGATTGATGCCATAGAAGATTTATATGATGAGTTAAGTGAATAGGAGGGGTAAAGATGTCGCTTACAGGACCAAAACCAAAGCCAACGATTATTCACGTTATGAATGAAAATCCCGGAAAGCGTGACATCTCGGAAAGAATAGAATTGGAAAATAGAGTTGAGAAAATAGAACCGGGAGAAATACTAGAAGCTCCAGAATGGATAAAACATAATCCAATAGCAAAAGCAGAATGGGAACGAGTTGCTCCTATCCTTGCTGATTTAGGATTATTGAAAGTAAATGATACTTCCGCATTAGAAGCATATTGTAAATGCTGGAGCAGATACAAAGAAGCTGAACAACAAATAGACAAAGCTCAAAGTACCATAATAAAAACACCATCTGGGTATGTTCAACAAATTCCACAAGTCTCAATTGCTCATAGATACCTAAAACTTGCTAAAGAGTTCATGACTGAGTTCGGATTAACACCAAGCAGTCGAGGTAGAATGCAATTGCCTGGAGATGAGGCGGATGATGAAATGGAGGACTTACTAAAGGAGAACGAATAGTATGTTTAATGAAAAGAAAGCCAATACAGCAGTTAAATTCATTAAACTATTAAAACATACACAAGGAGAATTCGCTAGAAAACCATTTAATTTGATGCCATTCCAGGAAAAGATAGTAAAAGAATTAATTGGAACATTGAATCCAGATGGAACTAGACAATATAGAGAAGCATTTATATTCCTACCAAGAAAAAATGGTAAGACAGAATTAATTGCAGCGATGTTAGTGTACTTTTTGTTTATGGATGATGAGTATGGTGCAGAAATTTATTCGTGTGCAAATGATAGAGAACAGGCATCTAAAGTATTTAGTGCGGCAGCTGCGATGATAAGAATGAATAAAGCGTTATTCAAAAAATGTAAGATACTTGAATCCCAGAAGAAGATAGTAAGACTAGAAACCAATTCATTTTATAAAGCAATATCAGCGGATACGAATACAAAAGATGGTTTCAATGCTCACATAGTTATATACGATGAAATACACGCATCAAAGAATCGTAAATTATATGACCTAATGAAAACCAGCCAAGGAGCAAGAAGGCAACCGCTTTTTATATCCATAACAACTGCTGGTGTAGAAACAGGTACAGTGTGTCATGAATTATATGAATACTCAAAGAAAATCATAGAAGGTGTAGTTCAAGATAAGACATTTTATCCAGTTGTATACGAAGCACCAGAAGAATCAGACATATACGATGAGAAAACTTGGTACATTGCCAATCCTGCTCTCGGTGTATTTAGAAAAATTGAAGAAATGCGTCAATTAGCAGTAAGAGCTAAAGAAATTCCAACAGCCGAAGCAACATTCAGAAGATTATACCTAAACCAATGGGTAAATGGAGAAGTTGCTTGGATGGATATGAGAAAATGGAAAGAAAGCGACCGAGAATTTGATTTTGAAAGCATTCGTGGACATCCATGCACGATTGGAGTCGATTTATCAAGCAAAATAGACCTAACAAGCGTAAATGCAGAATTTAGATTAGATAATGGCGAATATGTGATGCTTTCGCATAGTTTTATGCCCAAAAACAGAGTATTAGAACGAGAGAAGCAAGATAGAGTGCCATATAGTTTATGGATTAAACAGGGCTATATAACAGCCACAGAAGGAGATGTAGTTGATTACGATTACATAAAACAATACATAAGGGATATCCATTTTTTATATCCGGTAAGTCAAATCGGATACGATCCATATAATGCAACACAATTTGCAACTGATATGGAAAAAGAAGGATTCCTTATGGTAGAAGTTAGACAGGGCGTACTGACTTTGTCTGAACCTACGAAAGATGTAGAAGCATTAGTGTTACAAAAGAGAATTATAACAAATAAAAATCCAGTCTTGACTTGGGCAATAAGTAATGCAATAGCAAAAACTGATGCCAATGAAAACAAAATGCTAGATAAAAGTAAAACTAGATTCAGGATTGATCCAGCAGCAGCGATGATAATCAGTCATACACTAGCTAGAATCGATACTGGAGAAGTTGATATAAATGAACACATTATGAGTGAAGGATTTGGATTTTAGAAAGGGGAAAATAATGGCAATTAAAAAAGTAAGTGAGCGAACTAAAGATAGGTTCGTTTTTTTGTGTACTTATATCGAAGATATACTGATCCTTTTAGGTCTGATATCAATAGTAGTTGCAGCATACATGGTGGACATTAAACTTGGATTATTTGCTCAAGGACTAGTGATGGTATGGCTTGGATTTATATTTTCAAAAATACTGAAATGAGGTGGCTTGAATGTTATTTAGGAAATTAGAAAAGCGTGAAGAAGAAAACAATGTTAGTAATCTAACAACACCTAACAAATGGTTATTACATTTAATTGGTGGCAATGAAACCTATTCCGGAGAAAGTGTAGATACATCAATAGCAATGAACATTGCAGCAGTATATGCATGTGTCAGAATTTTATCAAATCACGTTGCCATGTTACCACTTCAGTTATACCAGGAAACTAGAGGGAAGAAAAAAAGAGTCCATAATCATCCGATAACAAAACTGATAGAAACCAGACCAAATCCTTATATGACACCATTCCAATTCAAACAAACAATGGAATCCCATAGACAATTATATGGAAATGCATATGCAGAAATTGAATGGAGTAAAACAGGATATCCAAAAGCATTATGGATACTGAATCCTTTGACTACGAAAGTAGTAATTGAAAAAGATGGAAAAGGAAACCTAAAAAGGTATTTAGTTCAAACAACGTTAATGAATGGAAAAATTGCATACCTTCCATATTCGAGTGTGCTTCATATTAAAGGATTATCAACCAATGGAATTATTGGTAAGAGTCCGATAGATGTAGCTCGAGAAACAATAGGAATTCAGATAGCAGGACAAAAGTTTACTGGCAAATTTTATGCCAATG